ACCAAATCCATCATCCTCAAATTGTTGATCTATACCAGGTCTATCAGCAGTTCTGAAGGTTCCTGATAATACAACTGGTTCTTTCTTACAAGTAGTGCCATCATTATTACTTGGAGCACTATCATATAGTTGACCACCAGTTGAAACACAATATGTGTTAGTGGAGTTAGTATTTGGTTTAATATATTTGAGAATTGTAGTCTGTAGTGAAACGTCAGTTATACACTTATCAGATAAAACAATTGCTTTTTCAAAATTCTGACTTCTAAAGGTAGAATTGAAGTTATTAATTTGTGTTTGACCAGCCCAATTAGTAATAGCATTCTGTATGTTAGTTTTTATATCAGATGTGCTAGAACCGCAACCAGTATCATAATTAATGAAAATCTTATTGTAAATATACATATAATCTGGATCTACGATCACAGGATCGATAGATGCCATTGCATATTTCCTTAAGAGGTCTTGTACCTCTTTTTTAGTAGCAGCATTAAGCAAAGATCCAGTTTTAGTCTTAATTGCTACATAAACCTTACCATAAACAGGAGGAGTTAATGAATCTCCACCATATGCAACAACTGCATCTGTATTTTCATACAATTTTTTAGTCAAAATTGCATAATCTTGGGCAGTTACTGCTCTATTTTGAGAAGAAAGGTATCTAGGAGCATTATATTTGATAGATTCTATGCTTTCTGGGTTTTCTCCTTGTTGAGAATTTTCTAAAACAGTTAAATCTACCTGTGATGGTGAATAAGTTGTACCATTATTGTCTGTAATTGTTCCAACAAACGAAAATGCCTTAATTTCATTTGCTACTTTACCAGATGTTACAAGATATTCAAGATCAATGACCTCTCCATCCTTCAAAGCACGACCAATACTATCATCTCCAAATCTAAGTTCATATCTCATATCCTCCCCTTCAAATAAGAAGTAAATACGAGTTGTACCAGTCAATCCTGTAACGTTATCTACTCTATTATAAAGGTCAGATGCAGTAGATGATTCATTTGGTCTTACTCTTACGTTAAGAGTGGAAATATCAACACTTCCAGAAGGAACGACGTAATTTTGCTTTGCAAAGGTATTAACTATGTAAGAAAAATCGATTAAATTGCCTTCATAGATAATAGTCTTATCTAAAACCGCTTTTCCTGTTGTTAAATCAACAGTTCCTGTAATATCACTTAAAACATTCCAAAGATAACTGCCTCCTGTCCCTATAGCACCCTTTTTCAAGGTTATACTACTAGGATATGCACCATTTACTTGTGTTGTTTGTAATTCGAGTTTTACACATGCTTTAGATGCCTTAATTGACGTTGGAGTGTAATTCATCAACTTTGCAATGTTGACGATATTGTCTCTAATAGTCGCAGAAGGTAAAAATGCCTCATTTAACCCCATATTTGCGTTAAATGCGGTATAATACGTATTATATGCTAAAATATCGATAATATATGACAAAGAAGACCCATCAAAGTCATAATCGGTAAATTCCGACCTAGTTCTTAAGTATGACTTAATTGAGGATTTAATATCCTCAAAATCTAACGCTGTTAAATTATTCGGTTGCATTACTCAGGTCTCTGTAAAACGAACTCAATTGTCTCAACTAAAGGTAAACCTACAATTCTATACTCAATATAAATGTTGGCTTTATTGCCTTCAAATATTGGTTCCACACTAACAATACTTAATTCAACTCTAGGTTCATATTGATTAATGGTATTTATGATCTCTTCTTTAATCATGTCTGCTACAAAGGGATCTAATGGTTCAAATAGCATATCATAAACCTTTGATCCAACATTGGGTTGAAATGGTTTTTCCCCAGGAGTCGTCAATACCAGATTTTTAACTGATTGCTTAATGGAATTATCATTTTGAACAGTAGCAATATCATCGGTAAAGGAATTTCTTGTAAATCCAATACCGATGTCTTTAAATCCTTTAGACTTTTTAACGTCCTTGGCGGTTATTTGCTTTAAAGCCATTTCTATACTTCATAAAACGTATATTTCAAAAATAGCTCTTCATTAGGTTTTATGGGTTTTATCACCCTTACATAATATCGATCATCTTCTATATATTTTTCACAATTAGGTTCCTGACTATGATTCAGAAACCCACCCAAAGGGGTACGATATATGACTTCATCTACAATTAGATGAGACATTCCCAAGTATGTACCAACTTGAAGAGGTTTACGTGTGAAAACCCCTTGACCAGCAATGAGACTATCAGATATGAATAATCCCTCTGGTAAAGCTCTATAAGACACTATACATAACGAATCTAAGTATTATTTAGCGACCTTGCCCACGATAACGCTTTTTAGCACTATTTCTTGAGGTTGCACTCGATTTAGTATTCTGTCCTTGACCTTGACGAGTCTTTTTAGGTTGTGCTGGCACATAAGTTGATGTGTTCCATGCTCCACCTTTTGCCTTTGCCATAATTAAGCTCCTACAAATACGTTTTTACTAGATCCAGAGACTGTTGATAAACAAGAATAAGGACCACTTCCAGATTTAGTACCAAATGGGTCAGAAAATCTACCCAAGAACTTACCATTTACTTTAACTGTCTTAGAAGTTGCATATAACTTCCTAGCATGTCCAGCAGCAGTTTCCCGTGAACCAGCAATATCAGTTAACCACCATGCGGGAGTACTTGTTGTGAAAAAGCACTTATATCCCGTAGATGTAGTAGTAAGTACCGTACAAGTCGGATGTGGTGTTAATTCATCTCCGTTAACAATAGGTATCTTACCATTAATTACCACATTTGTCACTGTAGGTCCCTTAGGAGTTTGTGAAGTCGGTGGCCATATGATAACAGGGTCACCAACCATAACAGTCTTTTTACCCATATCTCCTCTCATAGGAGGATGTGGGCATCCACCAAGAGTTCCACCACAATGACCTGGATGTGCAGTACCTCCAGCACCTTTTCCGTGCCCACTGCAAGTTCCCATGTATAGTGCTGCTCCTAATGTCATGAATTAACCTCTATTGTGTCATAAGGGTTTCCATATGCTACCGCAGCCGCTTCTACTCTTGCTGCAGATCTTGTTAAGTCATTAAATATCTTCATTTTACCTGTTGCTTTCCAAGATTGACAACCAGATCCAAATATTCCTTGCATTGTATAGGTATGTACCGTAGTAACATTACCAACTGTTTCACTAGAATTGGGTGTTGACGCAGGTGTAGAGCATGAAAAATGGGCACAACCCTCATTTACGGGTTTACAACTCAATTCTACGTTAATTTTAGTAGAAGTTGACGGATCAGGTCGATATTGACGCATAATATATTTAGTATACTCTGATGCATACGGCAATTGCGTCAAACTTCCTTGAATTGTCTCTACAAGATTGTCATCATACCTCGTTGTTGTAGGAATTGGATCTTCAATCATCTCTTCAACCTGTTTATCAACGTTTGTTTTGATTCTTTCTTGAAAATCCACGATTACTTTCTGCGTTGGAGCATCTAATCCTGTATCTGGTAGATGATCAAGCGGATAATTTGGTTTAAATTCCTTTAATCCCTCAACTGAAGCACGATCATACAAAGTTTGTGGCATATTATAGACTACATCGCGATCTGGATCCTTTTTTATTACAACTTTATCGATTATTTCAGTATTTGTGATCTTTGTAAGGTCTTCATCACCTATTTTTTCCGTAGCAGCGACTGCATCAAGCACTTCTTTTGTTACTTTTATCTCTCCAGACGGATCTTCAGGCAAATCATTCAATATTTTTTGAAATTCTGCGGTTCTATTAGGATTAAATCCCTCATTAGTCTGAGAAGTTGTAATTTCGCTGAAAATATTCCTCACCCAGACACGGGGAAGTGAATCTCCCTCTCCATATCCGCTACCTGGATTGATAATTTGTACTGCTGTAAGCACTCCATTAGTAAAAGTACCCTCAATTTTCGCATGTTCACCAGATTCAAGTAAAGGACCACCTATTTCTAGTACAGGTGTTTTATTCAATTCGTTCCAACCCTTACCTCCATCAGTAATTGTTATGCCTGTAATCCTTCCATTAGTAAGAACTGCCTCCGCAGTCGGTTGAATCATCGTTGTAAGAGTGTCTGGAGAACTTTTATCGAGGTCTGCAGTAATAAATTGCACACTTTTATCTAAAAATTCGTATAATCCTATCAAACATGCACGATCTACAATGCCATAACCTGCTTTTGCAGTGATAACATGGCTCCTATTAGAGGTATATTGCGTATCTTTCGTAAAATTACTTCCTGTACCATCCAAATATACGATATGATAAAGGAAATTATCCATATCTGTATGGAAAGTACGTGTAATTGTATGTCCATTAATGGTATCACCAGGTCTTAATACGTCAAAACCTGCTTGTCCTTCAGCAATTTCCTCACTTCCGACCTGTGTTACCTTTAAATTCATGGTAAGAGTCGTTGTAGTGTTATCTGCATGGGTTAAAGTATACGATAATGCGAATGTATCGTTAACCGCATACCCTGTTCCACCACTCAACATCTCAGTAACTTTCCAGTTTGTACCAGAAAATACAGGAGTAGCACCACTACTATCCTGTTTTGGGGTAATTTCTACTTTAATTCTAAATCCTGTCTTTGTACTACCACTATTAATCTCAAATATATGAAAATCAAAGAAATCTGCGTCCGCTTGCTGCCACGGATTTTGTGTAGACTCGTAGGTTATACCTTCTAGTTCATTACCTTGGAATACATCAGTATACGTGGTTCCGTCGTATGAAAAAGAAAAATCTTGGACGGCGTTCGGTACTGTGGTCGCTAGGGCATCATACTTATAGACAAGTTTATCAGACTTTGTTCCTATACCAAATAATGTG